TGTTTGTATTGGTAACCACGATAGAATTATTACTCGTAAAGCATTTAGTTCTGGAGTACCTAAGAAATGGATTAAAGGAATGGCAGAAGTATTAGAAACTCCTAATTGGAATTATGATACAAGATTTGTTTATGATGGTGTACAGTATATTCACGGAGAATCTGGTAGAGCTACAAAGAAAGCTAAAGATGATATGATGAGTACTGTTCAAGGTCATAGACATACAGAGATGTTTACTGAGTTTATTGTAGGTGCTAACTATAAAGTATTTGGTTGTGCAGTAGGATGTGGTATAGACCAAAGCAGTTATGCTATGGCTTATGGTAGGCATTTCAAAAAAAGTGCTATTGGAGTTGCTGTAATATTTGGTGGTCAGTATGCTATTAACGAACCTATGAACTTGTAATGAACTACAATAACGATTTTAAATACGATTTAAAGGTTGGACAAGTAAAAGAAGAGGAGCTGGGTAATATACTTAGCTCTTCTACTATAGAGGTTAAGCACGACTTAAAAGCTCTTGATACTGGAAACGTTTATGTAGAGTACTGGAGTAGGGGTAAGAAATCTGGAATATCTACCTCACAAGCTGAATACTACTGCTTTGCATTTGGAGAAACTTTACACTTGATTAAGACTAAAGACTTAAAAGATAGGTGTAGAAAGTATTTTAATACTGATAGGGATAAAAAGGGAGGGGATTCAAATACCTCTAAAGGAATATTACTACCAATAAAAGAACTGTTTTAATGATACACATTATTATATCTCCATTATTCGTAATGTTACCAAGAAAGACTAAGGCAGCTAAAAGAGTTTCTTTGAATATGAATACATATAGAAACCTCCACCACAGAACAAGTAATGATGCTAAGAAGGCTTACACAGAGCTTGTTAGAGAGCAGTTAATAGACTTAGATATACAAACACCTGTAGAGATAACTTATAAGGTCTATAAAGCCTCTAATAGGCGTTTAGACAAGATGAATGTTATTAGTGTAGTAAGTAAGTTTTTACTTGATGCAATTACTGAATATGGTTGTTGGGAAGATGATAACGACATCTATGTAAAGACAGAGACCATACTACCAACAGAATTAGATAGAGTTAACCCAAGAGTAGAAGTAATAATAAAAGAAATTTAATGTTAGAAAAATTAGCAGTACATCACTTATTATGGATTAAAATGTTAGTAAACTTAGGATGTAAAGTAGAGGATGCTAAAGACCTTGTGCAGGATATGTACATTAGATTAGATAGATTGGTTAAAGACCCTCAGAAGATGATGTATGGGGATGAAGTTAATAGATACTATGTATGGACAACTCTAAGGAATATGTACTTCTCTAAACTAAAGAAGGATAGAGCAAGTATCTTTTATGAGCTTAGAGATTCAGATGAAAGTGAGATTGATGATTACGATACTTTAGAAGATGATGCTTTTAGAAATATTACAGATAAGATAGATAATATAACTTCTAAGTGGACTATTTATGATAAAAGGTTGTTTGAACTTTATTTTATAGAAGGCTTATCATTAAGAGCTATATCAAAGGGTTCTAAGATAGGGTTAACATCAATCCACACATCAATACTTAATTACAAGCAAATACTAAGAGATAACCTATCGGAAGACTTGATTGACTATTTTAACCAAGATTTTGATAAAATATATTAAATATGAAAAGAGATAAATATTACCTAGATTTAGAAAGTAAAGGTCATTACGAGATTATTGACCGTAGAAGTAAGGATTATCGTGAATACAAGGCTTGGAAAGCAACTTACCTAGCAGATAGCTATAAAGAGCTGAAAGAGAATGTATCTAAGCAATCAGAAGGTTTAGGAGACTCTATAGCAAAGATAACTAAAGCAACTGGTATAGCTAAGGTTGTTAAGGCTGTTGTTGGAGAAGATTGTGGATGCAATGAGAGAAAAGATAAATTAAATAAAATATTTAACTATAAAAAACTTGAGTGTATTTCTGAAGATGATTACGTTTATTTAAACAATTTCTTTACCTCAAGTAATGGCAAAGTAAATCATCATCAGAAGGTTAGGTTGATAGAGATATACAATTTCGCATTTAACCAGAATGAGAAAACTACTACAAGTTGTTCTCCTTGCATATCGAGAGTTGTAAAAAACCTTAAAAAGTATTTGGCAGTCTGAATATAATTCCATAGTTTTGTTGAAACTTAAACAAACAATATTATTATGGAAATAACTTATAAGCAAAAATTAGCCAAATACTGGAAACACAATATAAATCCAATTACAGGAATAAAGGAAGATAAGTATATAGACCAAACTTATATGAATATTAAAGCGAAGAAAGAATACAATTCCTGTATGGATTTTATTGAGGAGAGAAAGTTAGATAGATATTATTCAGAACAAATTAAATAATAGATATGAAACTGATATTCGATGCTGATAGTTTAATATACGCTTCTTGCTTTAAACGTAAGGAAGATAGATTAGATACAGAAGATTTATTTGAGACTGATGTTGATGTAGCTTTTAAGAAGTTTAATACTACATTACAAGGATACTTAGACTTTCTTAGAGAACAGGTAGTAATAGATGAAATGGTGTTCTGTAATGGTTCTAAGAACAACTTTAGAAACCAAATAACACCTACCTATAAAGCCAATAGGACTTCAAAGAGACCAGATATATTAGGTGGCTTACATAACTTAGTCAAGTTTAACTATGACTCTATTTGGGGAGATGGTGTAGAGACTGATGATGTTGTAGCTACACTATGGGCAGAAGAGGTTGCGAAGAATGGTGTAGATAGCGTTATCATTATGTCTATTGATAAGGACTATAAGCAATTCCCTTGCTGGTTTTATGACTACAACTATAAGAAGAGAGAGCTTGTAAAGATTAGCGAAGAGGAAGCACTTAACAACTTCTACTCACAAATGATTGTAGGGGATACTGCAGACAATATAAAGGTTTGTAAGGGTTATGGTAAGGCTTATGCTTTAAAGTTGTTTAAAGACTCTAAGAGTGAGTTCTCTTTAATTAGCCAAACCTATAGATTATACAAGCAGGTTTATGGAGATGAAGCAAGAGCTATGTTTGAGCAAGCAAAATCACTATTAACATTAAAGACAGATTGCTATGACCAAATTATCAGATAGTGACCAATTAATAGTAGATGATTACTTTGAGTACACAATACTTGAGATGCAGGAAGGAATACCTAAATACGTTCTTGAAGATGTATTACAGCATTACGAAGAACAAGAGGATTACTTACCTTGTGCAGGTATAAAAAAGGCTTTAGATTGGTACGATACTAATAGTCACGTTAGAGATATGTACATTATAGATGAAACAACAAAAGAAAACGAATAAGATATGGAAGATTACGATTTAACAGTTGCAAATATGATAGCTAATTACTTCTCAGAAGCTACTGGGTTTGATTTAAGAAGTGAAAGTAGAACACCTAGATATAGTTACTTAAAGTCTCTGCTTTATAAGCTATTTAAGGACTACAATGATATGAATGATAGAATGATATCAGAATACTTTAGAGATGAGATAGGGGTTAGTAAAAATAGGTCTGCAATATACACCGCATTAAATAAAGTTGACGTATATTACCTAAATTATAGAGAATTTAGAGATTATTATGATACTTTCTTTAAAGATAAGATTGAACAGAGGTGGAAAACCGAAGCTAAAAGAAAAGAATACTTAGCAAGTAAGAAATCTAAAAAAAGAACATTTAATGATACAGTTTCTTTTACTGAGCTTAATAAGAATGTTTTAAGGGAGATTATATCTAAATTACCAGATAATAAGGTTAAAGAGATTAAAGATTTAGTTGAACTAAGAGTAAAGTCTTGGTCTTGGAAGGTAGAGGATAATTGCGAAATAATAGAGTGTTCTGGAATATAATAATAAAAACAAGTAGATATGAATAGTTTAGACAAATTAGTACAGATTACGAAGAACTTTAACAAGGAGTTAGAAGAAGCTTCAAGAGAGAAAAGGATTGATATTATTGCTCAGTATAAAAATGATGGTTATCATTATAATTTAGATGGAGAGCTTGATAATCCAAAGAAAAAAGTTAGTGAAGATAGAAAAGGTATGCCTGTTTATTCTGGTGTCCTTGCTTACTTCCCAGATGCTTTAAAAGAGGTTGCTAAGTGTAGTTTAGCAGGAAACAATCAACACCATCCAGAGAAGCCTTTACATTGGGATAAGAGTAAGAGTTTTGATAATGAAGATGCATTGGTTAGACATTTAATAGACCACTCAAAGAATCCACTTGATGATGATGGTGTATTGCATTTAACAAAGGTATCTTGGAGAGCCTTAGCCTCGTTGCAAATATATTTAGAAAACAACAAATAGATTATGGAAGAACATTTTACATTACCGTCAGATTACTTGTTACAACGTATCTCGGAATTAGAGAAATTTAATACAGATTTAACTAATCGAAATTTAATAAACAAAGAACAGATAGAGATATTAAAAGGAGAAATAAGGTATCTTAATAATAATAAAACACATTAAAACTATGGAAGCATTTGATAATGAATTACACAATCATCTAAAAGATAGTGAGTACGAAGGAGAGTGTCAAGAGTGCCAAACACCTATAGACGAAGAGTTTGGTTACTGTAGTACAGAATGTTATAAAGCATCAATGATATAGTACAAATACAAAAACAAGACACCTTAGTTACCTTATTATGAGTAATTCAAAAGAGATTAAGCCAACAGACGGAAGGAAAGGGAATAGTAGAAAGAAATCTATTCCTGTTCTGCCTGTTCCAGATAAAGAGAGGTCTAATAAACCTGCAATGAACCAAGCAAAGAAGAGCAGAAAGAAGCAGTATGCTAAGAAAGCTATCAAGAATGTGTTTGGTAGTGAGGTTAATGCTTTTGAGAGTTTAGCTAAGAAGGCAGAAGAAGGTAGCTACAATCATATGAAGTTACTAATGGACTTTGCTTATGGAGATGACAAGGAAGAGGTAACTAACAAGGTTCAAGCACCTACCATTAATTTCTTTGGAGATAGTATTGAAGGTAAGAAGCTTAAAGATAAGATTATAGACGTAACACCTAAAGATGAATAACAATATTAATATACATAACAAATACATACCTATTTTCAAGAATGAGAGTAGGTATTTTGTTGTTACTGGTGGTAGGGGTAGTGGTAAGTCCTTTGGGGTTAACGTATTCTTACTGAACCTAACATACGAAACAGGGCATAAGATATTATTCTCTCGTTATACGATGATATCAGCACATACTTCTATTATACCAGAATTTATTGAGAAGATTAACTTAATGGGTGTTCACGAAGACTTTAGGATAACTAAGGATGAGATAATGAACCTAAAAACAGGTAGCTCTATTATCTTTAAAGGTATTAGAACTTCTTCTGGAAACCAAACTGCTGCACTTAAATCACTTAATGGTATTACTACATTTGTAGTTGATGAAGCTGAAGAGCTTGTAGATGAAGGTGTGTTTGATAAGATTGATTTCTCTATACGTTCACAACTAAAGCAGAACAGAGTTATACTTATTCTTAACCCTACAACTAAGGAGCATTGGATATACCAAAGGTTCTTTCAGAATGAAAACATATTACCTGCATCAAATCTTCAAAAAGGAGATGTAACCTATATCCATACAACATACAAGGACAATAAAGATAACTTGTCAGAGTCATTCTTGGGTAGAATCTTTGAAATGAAGCGTAAGAGACCAGATAAATACCAACATCAAATATTAGGAGGATGGTTAGAGAAAGCTGAAGGTACTATTATAAGGAAATGGAGAGTTGGAGACTTTATACCAACAGAATTGACTTGTTATGGTCAAGATTTTGGATTTTCAGCCGATTTAACGACACTTGTGAAGATTTCTATAGATAAGCACGCCAGAAAGGTTTGGGTTAAGGAAATCTACGGAAAAGCACATCTAAACACATCTGAGGTTGCTACAAGGAATAGAAATGAGTGTGGTATGGACTTAATTATCTGTGATAACTCAGAACCCAGACTTATATCTGAATTAAAGACATTGGGACTAAACATAAAGCCAACTATTAAGAAGAAAGGTAGTATATTGTCTGGTATTGCATTGATGCAGGATTATGAGATAATAGTAGATAGAGGTTCTCACGGTATCATAAGAGAGCTTAATAACTATGTATGGAAAGATAAAGGGGAAGCACCTATTGATAAGTTTAATCACTTTATAGATGCTATTAGGTATGGAATGATGTACTTAGTTCAAGGAGTTAACTCTGGAGTTTATGTGATAAGATAATTGCACAAAAAGTATGAACTTACTTGAGAGTTCAGATAAAATGTGTAGAAATAAAATGTTTAAATTAGGTTATTCCGTTTAATTTCTTATATTTGCTTAAATTAAATACTTATGGAAAAACAACTTGCAATAGAATTTTTACACTTTGTTACTCAATACGGCTTTACTTACGTAGGTCATAACGCTTTAACTAAGCCTTACACATATTCGTTTATGAATGATGGTTTTGATTCTAGCAGTCCGTTTATAGTACCTAGCAATAACAAGCAACTAACATCTATTGAGTTATTTGATATGTTTATAGAGAACAGGGAGGGTTTAGATGAAGGATTTTTGTTTGATAATGTAATATAAAAACAACTTATGTTTAATATGGGGAGGGGGTCAATTAAGTTTGTCTCCCTTTTTTTATGTTTAATATGGTGGGGTAAAAAATAATTCCGTCTTTGTTATCGGGGTACGATTATATTTTCCTCCGTCTTTGTTATGGGGGTCCGTCTTTGTTATGGGGGTATTAAGAATCATTCTAAATAATATTTTAACAAAACTTTAACACTATTTATTTGCGTATTAAATTAATTAGGTTATTCGTGTGCGTTCATTCTATTAGCAGTAAAAAAAGAAATTTGTTTCTATATGGTAAATTTACAACACGTTTAAAAGGTGGTTACTATATAAAAAACTAAAAAAAGCAAAGTTTTTAATAAAAAGTATTGATTAATTAAAAAAAAGTATTATATTTGTATAACGAAATTAATTAATCAATTAAAAATAAACAAAATGAATAAC